TTATTTGTTAAGCGCTTCAGCCAGTCCGTTAATAATATGCTTGGTATCCTGGGGAATAAATTTACCATAATGTTTATGAATCATGGTGGTATCTGCGTGCCCAAGTTGGTTAGCTAGCCACTCTGCTGATACTGCGCCACTCGATAAAACCTGACTTGCATAGCTATGTCTTGCATTATTCAATGAGCGATATGGCACTTGGCATCTATCCAAATGCCTTTTCCATAAAGTTTCCATGCGTTTATAGGTATAATGAGTACCAGTATCTGGGTTATACCAAAGCCATGTTAGTTTGTGCTTGGTAGTAGTTAGATTATCCCGCTCTAATAAGTTAATGGTTTGAGGTTTGTTATTTTTAACAATCTGTATCTGTGATTCTAAGGCTTGTAAAACAATTGGTAATAATTCAATTTGGCGTTTACGGCGGCGGTTCTTTGTCGCTCGATGCTGGTTATCAACATAGCCACGTTTAACAAATAAATGACCATTGGCAAGATCAAGATCTTCAACCGCTAAAGGGATTAGTTCGTGGCTAGACAAACCACTCCAAAGCATGACTGTCCATAGGTTTTTTAAGGCAGGATCTTTCTCACTATTAATGATGATATCTATTTCGTCACGGGTATAGGGATCGATATCTTCACTATCCTTCTCGCCTAACTTGATAAACTCTGTGGGGTCATTGCGGTTTTTTTCATGTCGGGCCCAATATGACCAAATAGTGCGAAAAATCATGATTAAGTCCCTAATGGTTTTGACTGATAGTTTTTTGGTTAGCACTTTATAAACCCAATGTTCAAATTGTTCGGTGGTGATTTTGGCAATGAGTTTGTTTCCCCAGTAAGGTCTAATGTGATTTTCCATTTTGTTTTTATAGGTTCGCCATGAGCTGGGCGCCACAATGGCTTGCTCTGTGGTTTCCCAAATACGGATATAATAATCAAAGTAAGCCTGTGGACGTTTTGGACTATTGGGAAATACCTGGTTCCTGTCAAATATGCCCAATTTGATTTGCTGGGCAATCATATCCGCTGTCGCTTGGGCTTGTTTGATGTTTTCAGCCGTTGGTGGTGTGTTATACAGCGTTTCTCGTTCACGTTTGCCATCAATTTTCCACCAGATGCGGATGGATGTTTTAAGCTTTTCGATACCTGCAGACATGGTTAAGTTTCCTTGTAATATTTTTTGACAAAAATAGGGGTTCACCGGGCATTAGCCCAGTGAATTTATGGCAACTTTTTGGCTATTTTTCTTGGTGTTAGCGGCAGGAAACTGTTATAATAGGCTTGGTTCTATGGTTTCCCTGCCCTAACATCGTTAGGGCATTCTAATTTTTATCCCATTATTTCATCACCTTGTTCTAAGTATGTGATGACTTTGCCGTTTCTGACCAATATTGATAGGTCATCTGTTACTTTGTAACCATTTTTTCTTGCATAAGCCTTCATTCTGATAATTAACTGCGCCAAGCTAAAAATACCGTCATCCGTTTTTACCATTGTATTATCAGGCATCTGAACAACATGGTAATTTTCCCGATGATGATACTTGGCGACGTGCTCACAGACATTTTTAATGTTACCTGCTAAGTACAGTTGTGATTCAAATTGGTAGAGATGCCATTTCATGGTTTACTCCTTGGTGTGATTGCATTGGCATTGGTCGCAAACGATCCCTATATTTTGGTGATAGATACAAAGATATGCTGGGCGGTAAAGATGGCAAATTGCACATTGGCATGGCTGGTATTTTTTGTATTGAATATCGCCAAGCCAAATACTATCGCTTCTCATCGCCTATAACCTCGCTGTTTTTTGTCAAAGTATTGTTGGCATTCGATGCAGCGGGTAACGCTCCCCAATTGTTGACGTTGCAAGGGGATATGGTCGCCACAGTCTTGACATTCTGCCAAAGATGGTCCGTTAAATTTTGGGGCGTTAGCAATGGCGCGCTCAATGGATTGTTGGGCGACGTCATTGGCTTGGTCGATAATGTCAGTCATTATTGTTTCCTTATTGGGACTGTGTGGCTGGTCGGCGAAATAACCAGCAACGGATTGAACGATTTTCAAGACGTGATGACACGACCCTATTCGCCGCGATAAACTTGTAGTGGACAGACAGCCGTAATGCCTCTTGGATGTCTGCCTGGGGCGGTAAGTCATACATAAATTCCCTTGCCGCTTGGTAAAACTGGGGCATATTGATAGCGATAATCTCTGGTGACTTGCTGTGATTGAGCACCTCGTCCTTTGCCATCTGTGAGTTACGATGCGATAACCGGTCATACACATCCCAAAACTGGATTACTAATGGGTTTTCGCTGTTTAAGGCGTCATCTCGTTCCATTGCCATTGATAGTAGTTGGCTTTGCATGGCTTGGGTGTAAGGCTGTAGCTGTGGCAGTACATGGGTCGCCAAAGCGATAAACATGGCATAAAGCTGGGCGTGACAGTGAGCAACACGAAAGGATTTAACCCCACTGTCTTTGAGCCATGTTTCAAAGGGGATTTTGCTGTTAAAAAAGGTGTCTAAAATCGCCCGTTCTTGCTTTAAAAAGTCATCGAGGAAGTGACTGACTTGTTCGATTTCATAGCTTTCGATACGACGGGCTGCGGCCTCTGATGCTCTGGTTTGGGCCTCGGTCTTAAAAAACAGGTGACAAATCCGTGAAAGAATGGCTTTGGATGCTTGTACTTGTAAGTTTTGGCTGATGATAATCGTGCCTCGAAATGGGGGCTCATAGACTTCATTGCCGCTGTTTTTCATACCCCGTGTACCAATGCTCCCGCCATCGTATAAATTCTTCAGCTCGTCCCAATTGAATTGATTGTTGCGTCCACCACTGGCGGCATTATCACGGTCTGATTCAATCAGTACCGTGGGCATATTGGACGTTTGGCTAAGGGTGCGTAGTCGTCCTGCCTTGGTGGATTTATTGGGATCGATGCCCTCGTGATTGTCCCGTCCAATTAGTCGCCAAAAGAAACCTAGTAATGTCGATTTACCCGTTCCTGGTTCACCAACGATTTCTAAAAATGGGTATGATTTTTGTTTGGCACGAATTTGTTGGACAACAAGACTGCCTAAAAATCCTGTCAAAGCGACAATGCCCTGTATCCCCCACCCTTCAACGATGTCATGCACCCAGTTGATGGGCTGTTTTGGGCGTTCGTGAATGCTGATTACAGGGGATGCGGCAAGGGTTTTGATATTGACGTTATTGGGGAGTTCAAAAAAATCGTCTTTGTTAATGGGATAAGTCACGCCATTTTTAATCACCCGGTCATTAAAAATGTAGGCTTGGTGCTGGTCACAATATCCGATATAGTCCACGGTCTCGACACGGTCGATGTCGCTAATCATGTCGATTAAGATGCGGTCTAGCTGATTGCTATTGCCCCGATAGATGACACCCGGGGCGACGGCCAGTAAGCGTTTTTTAAACTCACTGGCGGATGATAGTTGCCCACTTGTAAACGTGTTTTTGCTGTCAGCTTGCTTGGGTGACTTGATACGGATGTAGTACCAGGATTCATCGGTGATTAAATTTTGCTGATAATACAGCGGCTCGATGGCACAGTTGGCGATTTCGTTGACTGACATGCAGCTATTTAGGGCGTCAGACTGTGCGTTGGCTTCAGCTTTTTTAATGTCATCTTCGGTCGCATCGGGCGCATAGGTAAAATGACTTTCAAACGCTTTATCATAACTATCGATATCAATTTTTACCCAGAAGGTGCGATTATCAAAGGTGATGTAAAAGTTGGTATTGCCATTACGGTGATAGACCAGCTTTGCTTTGTCTTTGGCGGTTTCGGCAATGAGTAGTTGCCCATAGTAGATATAGTTTTCCATATCTTCAGGGCTAAGTTTTTTGGCTTTGTGCAGGCCATTCCAATCTTGTTTTTTGCCATACGGCGGCTGTATCGCGGTGGCTTCAAAACCTTGTTGCCGTGCCTTGGCAATAAAATCTCTGGTGTAGCGTTGCCCTGCCTTGTCATTATCGTAGGCAAAAACCAGCGTGGGCAATGTCAACCGTAAACGATTACATTGGTCTTTAATTTGTTGCAGGGCGATATGGGGGTAGTTATTGCAACTGATACTGGATATCGCATGATAACCATGCTCCATCAGTGCCATTGCATCAAAGATGCCTTCGGTGATAAAGATACGTTTGACCAATGACAGTTTACCCATCATATCGGGTGGTAGCCATGCCAAACCACCAATGCTGAACCCTGTTTTGATTTTGGCTTTGCTGTCATCTTTGGCAGGGTCAATTAGTCGTTCCCAGTAACCTTGTGTATTGTTGTCGGGATTGGTAATTGCAAAGCGAATCGTAGGGCTGATGTGGCGGGTGCTAAAATTTTGATAGGTTTCCTGATCGTAGCAGTTGTGCCAGCGTTTGATATCTAGTCCACGCACTTCTGACAGATAAGCATCGGCGGTAGCTTTAGGGTTTTGTGGTGTGGGTGGTGAGCGTTTGACGACACTCACAAACAAATCTGGGTAAATGTTGCGAGTGGATTCCTGATAGCCACAATTATTTTCGCGTCCGCATTGGACAGTGACAGGCGTTTCAGTTCCTGCGAATAGCTCTTTTTTGCCACAGCTTGGACATTTGCCATAACGTAAGAATTTGCCGTCTGGGCTGGTTTTCATGGCGTAATCGGATTTGAGACGGGATAGTATCTCGTCACGGATTTCGTGTTGCATGGTGGTTCTCGGTTATGGTTCTATGGTGCTAAATTAGACTTCTGAGGTTTGTCTTTCTTCCATTTTGCTGGGTAGTACGTCTTTGATGTACTCTTCATGACTGCGAAAAATCCTGCCACAGTTGAGATTGGTACATACTCGTATAATCTCGCGTAATTCAGGCGTAATATAGCGACTACGATTGAGTCTGGTATGGCTGTGACAGGTGGGACACTTCATAACTTTTCCTTAATTTTTAACCATGGTTCTGATTTTGACAGTGGATTGGTTGATGGCTTCACGGATGAGGTAAGCAACAAATTCTTGCACTGTCATGCCATGTTCATCGGCTTTTTGCTGTAGTAGACGTTGTTCATGAGGGGTTGGGTAAATCATTATGTCTTTCATGCGGTTACCCCTTCAGATGATTGTTTGGCTTGGTTAGCCTTAATTTCATCAATATACTTTTCATTTTCCCAGCTCAGGTCGTGTTCACCAGCTCGTCCAAAGCTGGCAACGAATAATCCTCGTTCAACCTGCGTTAGTGTTGATTGATTAAAATGGCCTTTGAAAACAACCTGTCTTAAGTTATCAACGATTGCGCCTGCATCTGAATAGTAGTTGGCAATGATTGGTAAGGTGACGCAAGGTAAAATCTCTTCTACTGGCAATGGGATTGAGCGTTCGCTTTGAAATACTGACATACACTGTTCCCCTATAACGGCATACATAATTGCGATGAATTATTGTTGCGGTTATTACGTTGCGGCTTGTCAGTACCAAAGACGGTGCTGAATGGCAACTCGACTACACCCTTGCTTGGCAGTATCATGGCAATTGGTTGGTCGTTGAACATGATTGTGTGAAGCTTTGATATGGCTAGTTCTCGTGCCAAGGTGGCCACTTCAATGCCTGCTTTTTCGGCATGTGCAAGTAGGATTTGGTAGTCGTAATGGTCTAGGCTGATTTTGACAAAGTTGTCTTTAAGCTTTTTGGTATTGGGGTTCATGGTTATGGTTTCCTTGGTTGGGTTATTGGTTTTGGGATTGTTCTAATGCTAAGCCTGCCTGATAACGACGCATGGCAATAAATGACATGGAGCGTTGTTCTTGTTCGGCAGTTTTTGTTAGTTCGGCGTGGTCTTGCTGCTCTAAACGGATGGGTAGAATGTGACGTCTTGCATATGGCAAACGCTCTTTTGGCTGTGATTGATGACTCATTGTGGTATCCTATGCGTTAATAATAACGTATCATATTAATACGTTTCTAGAATATTACGTTATTTTTCACTTATCATCAAGCGAATTTTAATTTAATTTTCACTTATTTTAATGCGGATTTTAGAAAATGAATGAAAATCAACGTATTGGCGAACGGTTGGAAGCTGAAAGAAAGCGACTGGGTTATACAGCTATTGAGGTTTATAATAGTTTGGATATTGCCCAAACGACCTATAAGGGCTATGAGACAGGCAAGCGTGATATTTCGGCAGGGCTTTTAGCTCAACTATGGGATATGGGCTTTGATGTGTTATATATCGTGACGGGGGTGTATGCTGAATCTGCCAGTACCAATGATAGAGTCATACAGCACAGATTGGTTAGACTGCCAGAAAATACGGATACCAATGTACTATCGGACAGTCTATTGGTGGCAATGTACCACGCAGAAGAAGCCTTGATACAGGCGGGTGCAGTGGCAGAGAAAGATTATAACTATCAAGATTTGTTGATGGCGGCTAGTACAATGCAGCAAAAAAGGGCTAGTGATTAGCCCTTTTTGTATAGTCATTTGACATTATTCGATATCATCCGCTAAGATTTTTAGTAAATCCCGTCCTTTGATATCGATTCTTGTGCCTTCAGGTAGTTGTTCCAAAGTGGCGATTAGTATCTGTCGATAAGCCTCTACCCTGTCTATCTGTTGAATCAGTTGTTGCTCTTGCTCATCAATTTGTTGGCAAGTCCTTGCCATGAAGCTGAATCCATCATTGTCGACATTAATATCCGCCACTTTTATTCTCCTGTATTGTTATGGGTGAAAACACAGTTTACTGATTTTTTGAGTGCATTTGCACGGAAGCAATAAGCTAAGCGTCGTTCATTGTCGCCTGAATGATAGTAGCTGTTTTCGCTGGTAATAATACGTCGATGACTGTATGCCGGGTGGGCTAGAAAATAACCTGGTAATTTGTGGTAGTCATCGGCATACAGGAGATTTTGTTCTTCAAGCAAGGCTTGAACTCGGGTGACGGATAGCCAGATATAGCCAGCCGATAAAAGTGATGGGCAATCAGTGAGCAGCTCCCATGAAAGTAAACCCTCATCGATACAGTCGTTCAGGTATTGCCAAAATAGACTGGCTTCAACTTTTGCTGGTGTATGTGGCATTCTGACCATGCCGTTCTTGTGGTAGAGATAATCGACGATGTTATTGTACTTTTTGGGTTGTTTGGGGGTCGCTAGGGGACGCTTGGGTAATACCGGCGGGCGATAGTTGGTGGGAAGTTTGGGCTTGACCCGTTGCCGTGTGACGGTGGTGTTCTTGGGGTCGTGAAAAAAGGTGGTGATAGAATCGGCAACGCTGCCAATGGATAAAGTGGTCATGATAGTTTCCTTTTGTAGTTTGGATAACCATCACACTAGAGCTGTCAATCAATAGGGTGATGGGCTGAAACAGGGTTGACAGTACCGCCCAAAAGGAAACGGTGAGCCGAAGCTCCCCTATCCCAGCCCACCATAAGGCATGACTAAGCATAAGCCTAACCATGAAAGGGGCTGAAATCCAGACAATAAAAAACCGCTAGTCAGTCGCCAAATGGCAACGTTGCGGTCACTGTCTGACCTTTTGGAATATATGCAGGCTGTCAATCCTGACCTAAAGATTTTGCTTTAGGATTGATTAAAGCGTATCACAATGATACATTATTATCAAGTGGGGATTTTTTCGTGAATAGGATTTTTATGCGTTTACTATTTTTGGGTATTTTTTGCCTTGGTTTGATGGGTTGTGGGCAGTCCTCTCCGACATCCAATCCGAAGACGGAAAATCCTACCTCTGCAAAGACTGAGAAGGTCAATTGGTATGAGCCAGATATGACACAGCCTATCAATAAAGTAGGTGTATCAGATGCTGAAGGGATTATTAAAAACGCTAATGTGAAGGTATATGGCACTGATAAGACTACAGACCCCAATGGTGAACTTAGAAATATTTATATTTTAGGAAAATCTAACCTTGATGCAAAGATAGCGATTAGCCCTAGCACGTTGGTGATTAGTTGGTTTCAAGTCGATGAGTCTGAGTCAAGTTTGACTCAAAGCCAAGAAAGTTTAAAGGCTGCCTATGCTGTTGCTCGCTCTGCCCTTGGCGATGAAGGAAAGGAAGCTATTAGGCGTATATCTAGGGGTGGAATGTTTAAAGGTGAGCCAGTGGCTGGATATCCTGCATATGGCTCGTGTGTCAGTGGGTTGTGTGTTTTGAATTTAAAGATTAAATAAATGGATATACTTTATGAAAAAAACAATCACTACTTTAATCGTTGCTAGTTTCGTTATGATGCCTGTTGCCAATGCCAAAAATAGACCTTGTTCTGGCAGCAAAGGCGGTGTTGCTTCTTGTACTAGCGATGGTAAATATATGTGTAATGATGGCAGCATTAGTCAATCTAAAATGATTTGCGGTGGTGTTGGTGCTACCTCTAAAAAGAATATTACTAAATCAACTACAGAACATAAGACAAAAAACGTCAAAAAATAGTTGATATGTGCCGCTTGTCGATTTTAACATTAAACGGTTTGTTTAATGTTTAGTGTATCAGTATGATATGCGGTTGACTTTTGAGAAAGTGTTTATAATTTAGGAAATGTTATGGCTACTAAGCAACGTTTGACCAAAGCACAAGTTTTGGCAAAATTAATTAATGAATTAATTCTTGCTTTGAATCCTGTAAATAACATCGGGCTTATTGATTTAAGCTTAGTACCGCTTGATCGTATACAAAAAAATGCAAAAGATTGTATCTCTGAAGCTCCATCTTACTACTATCAATTATTGGGATTGATTGAGGCGTATAAGGCTAATTATTCCCAATCTGATAAATATTTTAAAAATGCTATTCAACTTAATAAAAGTGACTTGGATATTCAATTGAATCATCTAAACATCAGATTGATTCTTGGTCATACGAAAGAAGTGAAAGATTGGATATTGAAAAACTATCCTATTAATGAGATTGATATTTATGCTTTGCATAAATTATTTCTAGTCAGTATGTTTGATTTAGATTTTACTGATTTTAATCGTTATTATTATGCTTCCAAGTCTTCTTTAGTTATGGGAGACGCCATAAAAAATCTTTTCGAAGGTAGTCATTATTTCGATACTTTGCTAAAAGATTTAGAAAAAATTAATGTGAATAAACAAGATTTTAAAGACGTATTATTATTTGTTTATCATTTTTATTCGCTCCATACTCATGCTTATTTTGAGCCTATTTTCCGTATTGATGATAAATATACACACTCATTGATTGTTAATATTTATATGAATGTTGATATAGAAACTGCAATAGATTTAACGTCAGATTTTGAAGATGCCTTTGTTAATTTTGCTATTGAAAAAAATAGAAATAATTACTTGAGTCAGTTTTCTGTTTTCTTTAAGCCAGTTTCGTGTATTGATGAAGATTGTGGTGAAGCTGAATCTAAATTTGAAGAAATGGTGTAAAATGGCAGTTAGTATTCAAGATATCTATACTCAAAAAGATAATTTAGAATCGTTAAATTTTAACCCTGTTGAAGCTCTTAATAGACTTAAAATTTCTCGTGGCTATTATGCTACCTTTCTTTATGCACGCTCAATTGTTGAGAATGATGCTTATGACATACCCATAGTAACCTATGATAAGAAAGACCCAAAACAAAGAATCTATAGTTCCCATGAAAGGATTTATGAAAGTCTGATTGAGCAGAATAAGTACGCTAATCTTAAACAAGTTGGACTTAAGTTAAAGGAATATCACGGGTTTCGCAAAAATTGCGATTATGAACTTGATATAACGATTAATACCTATGCTATATCAAGCTCTGAACGTTTTTACAATGAATGTAAAGAGAGAATGGACTTCTTTGTCAAATACCCTAACTTACCTTTTTCTAGGCAGAAAAAAATTATTATTGCAGATAAATCAGCTTCTGGTGTAATTAAATCCAAACTTATGGTTTTATAATTACCTTAATTACATAAGCTCTCACAAGGTACGCCGTCCCCATCTCTATCTAATCGACTCACACCGCAATCATTCAGATAATGCCTTGCTTCAGCACAGGTAGCCATCTGTTTGCAATAACGTTTTGAACCACAACTTGCCCCACTGTCTGATACCGTTGGGGCTATGGTGGTGGCTATTTCTTGGGTCTGGGTTGGTGCTGTCGTCTGTCCCCTACCCATACGTCTAAAGTCGCTCGGATAGGTTGGATTGGGCTGTGACCATAAGCCCGTGGTATTTGACCTTGCGGTAGTCTCCAAACTGGCATATTCGTTGTCTGTCATATACTCACGGTACGCCCACGCATAGCCGCCAGCTACCATCGCCTTATTGATATTTTTGCCATTATAAAAGGCTTCTGCAATGGTACGACCATATTTGTCAATACCATTGATTTTTAATCCTACCACTTTGCCGAATATCATTGCCGATAGGGCTTTTTTTGACGCTTGCCCAAAGTCTTGATTTTTTTCTGGGGCATCAATTTGGTTCATGCGAATTTTTAATTGTTGTTTATCATTGGTCAGACAGGTAAATGTATCGCCATCACTGACACCGACTACTTTACAGTTGACATCGTAATTAGATTGAATGGCAGTAGATTGTTCCTGAGTTTTGGTAGATTGTTGGACTGGTACAACCACTGGGGCAATAACAGTCTGTTTTGGTTGATTAGTCTGTACTGGTTGTGATGGTATAGGCTGTGATGATACTAATGATTGTGGCGTTTGTTGATTTGGGTTGGTTGGTGCTGAATTACCTATCGCCACAAAAGAAATAATTAACCCTATGGTTGCTACAGTGGGTTGTTGAAGTTTGAGTTGTGTCTTTTTTGTGATGAACTGATATACGGGTGGTAACATCAATGCGCCTCCCATGACAATAATAAGAGTTGCTATAGGGTGTTGGGATAAATTTACAAGACCCATGAGTATAAACATTACGCCAAATAACCATCCTGCAGCATTGCCCAGAAATTTGATGATTTTATTTTGTAGATGATTCATTGAAATTTTGTCCAATATCCCTAATAGTTATAAGTGTATCATATTGATACATTCTAGCAATAATAACAATTTTATTTGAAGGATATTAAATGAGTATAAAACAGAAAATAAGTGATTTTATGGATAACTATGTTGGCTTTATTGACTATGGGGTGCGTGCTTGGTTTTTTGCTTTTTTCGCATTCCTTACAATACTCGTGATTGAAAGAACTGGCTTCTTTGATATGGCTGGAATTCTACTTCTTTATTGGCTTGTATCTTTGATAGTCGTTGGGCTATGGACTCGTGACTATACTCGTGGGTATGTTCCTGTTTGGTGGCTTCGCTTAGGCTATGGGAAGAAAGCTAAGGCTAGAATGAAATTAGGGGATAGAAAGTTATGAGTAAAGTCAGAAAGTTACTTGATGAAGTTCTAGCCTCTGACAAAGAGTACTCCTTCTATGCAGAATTTTCAGGTATTTTGACTTTGGATCTGCCCAACGACTTATCAAATAAACGGAACGAACTCTATAAGGTAATTGAAAAAGGCACTCACCATTTAACGTTTAGTAAGGTTGGAATACTTGATACCGTTTGGGCAGTCAATTGTGAGAATGTTGCGACAAAAGCCGAAGCTATAGAAAACGTACTTGAATTTTTGGCTGATGCGATACCTGATTGTAAAATTGAAAAAATTAGTGTTGCCCTTAGTTTATCTTTGACTTACTTACATAGTAAACATAGTCTAACCAATATGACCGATACAGTGATTGATTATTCTTTATATAAAGATGGAACTTGTCTTCTAGAAGAACATTTAGAACCATCTTACCCTATTATTGCTAACTGGAATAAACGAACTTATGATTGGGATGAGGTAAATTACTTTTAATCAAATACTCGCTTCACACTGAATTTTACTGGTGTAGCCACTACCTGATAGGTCGTGGCTCACTTCTATCACCGTCCATTGGTGCCCATCAATATACGGGCGAAATCCTGTTACCGTCATAGGACTGTCGGCGATAATATCGGGTCGACCCTGTGCCAATGTCAAATCAAACTTAGCGACCTGCCGTGATTTATCCTTATCCGCCGCTGCCGCCTTTGCCACTGCCTCATCTCTATTCTTGGCAGGTTTGGTAATGACATGGGCTTTGCTATCAGGCAACTTGTCCGATTCTTTGACCTTGCCATTGGTGGCGGTGACATGCTTGGTTTTGCCCGCTTTTGGGTCATGATAGCTTGCGGTAGTTTCTTCATAGTCTGACTGCCTATCGGCGCGGCTATAGCGATGGCTGTCACCATCCTGGCGTGTGATGGTGAGACTGGCTAACGGCTTGCCACTGGCAGATTGGTTGTTGCCATTGGGTTTGATAAGTAGTGACCCTTGCTTGATGGTACAGGTCAAGTCATGGGTCCTGCATAGCCTGTCCAGTAAATTGATGTCGGATTCTCGGTTCTGGTCGAAGTGGTCAATCATGATTTGGCTCGATGCAGTATCTATCACCAATTTGAGTTCGTGCCGTTGGGCAATGGCTTGGGCGATTTCGCCTAGCTTTTTGCCATGATAGCTTTCAGCTCGCTTGGTTTTGAGTGATGACTTCATATCAGCAGACTTGGCACGGATTTGGATTTGGTCAGGTGTACCGCTGTGTTCGGCTTCATCGATGGTAAAACTGCCCTTATCAATCATAATGCCTGTGTCTGGCATGGCAAGGGATAATTGGATTTTATTGCCTTTGGTGGGAAATGGTAAGCGTGCGTCATCGTCTGACAAGGTCAATGATAGCTCATCGGCTTCCAGTCCTTTTTTATCGGTCATCGACAAGCTGATTAACCGCTCAGCGACAATGGCAGTCTGGTCGATGCCTTCAATGGTGATTTTGAATAGGTCGGCTAATCTCATGGGGCTATTCTCTTTTTTAGGCTCTATCTTGGTCGAGTACAGCCACCGATTCACGGTTGCTATCGTCTTGCAGTTTTAGCGTAATATCAAAGCCAATCTTACGGGGGCTGCCATTGGTAAGTAGATGGCTTTGGTTGCGGTTGATGCTCTCGATATAGAACATCCCATAGAACCGCCCTGTACCATCCAATAGGGCATAGGTTTTGCCTGTGTTGCCCATGGCTATGAGTTCATCAATCGATGCGACATTACTGCCTGCTAGTTCTGGGTACACTACCCCGCTAAAACTGATGGTGTCGTTATCGGGTCCAATGTACTGCATACGCGGACGAACGCCTACCGCGTTGCCTGTACCATAACGGTAGTTGATTTTTTGTTGTAGCTCATCAAAGGCAACTTTGAACGGCTCAAATACGAATAATCCAAGACTGGCTAACATAAAATTTCCTAATCAACTAATCAATATCGGCTAAACGGCTACGGTTGCGTGCTGCCATATTGCGTTCTCGTTGTGATAATACCCGCTCGACTTCTCGGGCGACGGTTTGGGGATCACCTGCCCCATTGATATTGATGGTGATACCGCCCGATGCGTAGCCTATCCCTCCCATACTACTGCTACCACCCATGCCACGGCTTGGCAAGACGGTGGCACGGGTGTCAAAGCCTAATGGTGCTTGGTCGCTGATTTGCCCTGCTAGGGCGGTGGTGGCACTTAGGGGTAAATTGGCGTTGCCCGTAATACCGTTGGCAAGTCCTGTCATCAGGTGACCGCCATAGCTCATAAATACCCGGCTCGGCGAATGAATCGACATAGCAGAGGTGAACGCTGATTTGATACGTCCTGCCACTGATTGGATGCTTGATAGTACACCGCCTAATCGGCTCATGATGCCATTGCGTAAGCCGTCAATCATGTGTCCACCATAAGCCGCAAATTGTGCGCCTAGACCCGCAAAATAACTAAGCACGGCAGCAAAGGCTCGGATAAATAAGCCCACCGGACTAAATGCAGCAATGATGCCTAGTAATGCTGCAACACCACTGCTGAATCGTATACCCAGTCCAGACCAAAGACTGTTGGCATATCCAATCACTGAGGCAACCAGGCTATTCCATGTCGATACGATACTTGCCCACATCGATCTAGCCCCTGAGGTAATCCATGCCCAAAGCGCGGCAAATTTAGGTCCTAATGTTCCCCAGTTCATCCAGATATAAAGCGCGGCAGCAGCTATAGCAGCAACAACAATTAAGATAGGATTCGCCATCATTGCCATACCAACAGCACGAATGACAGGAACGATACTCCATAAAGCTCGACCAATTAACCCAACGGCAGAGAATACCGCCTGTCCGATAAAGCCAAATAAAGACCACATCATTTTGAGTGGGGCTAAAATCATGTTTAACATACCACCCATGCCACCTATGGTGACCATTGCAGTACGCAATAATGCGATAGGCCCTATGATAGTCAAGGCAGCAGTAGCAAGTACTGCCATCACTGCCGCCAATGCCACAATACCTGCCAATACTCGCATAATCGTGGTGGCAAGCTCTGGATTGGCTTTTGCCCATGCTCCGATTTTTTCGGTGATGCCTGTCATCCATTCAACTAGATTTTTGATATCTGGGGCTAAGGCCTCACCAAACGACGCCATAACACTGCTGAACGTTCCCTTGGCACTGTCCCACAGATTGGTTAACGTACTAAGTTGGGCATTGACCCGCTGTTGTAGTGCAGCTTGCTTTTCCATCTTGGCGATGGTTTCATCATAACCAGCCTTGCCTTTATCAATCAGCAAGTTTAACGCTTGGATGGTCTCAGCATCATTACCAAACATATCGGCTAAGATTGGCAAGCGTGATTCCGTTGACATACCTTTAAGCTTTTCTAATTGCTTAAACATATTGTCAAGGCCACCAAACTCACCTTTGCCATTGGTAAAGTTCATTGAAATACCAGAACCTTTTAAAGTTTCGGATATTTTTTGGGTATCCATCATAGCCTTGAAAATTTTGCTGTAGGCATTACCTGCAGATTCACCAGACATGGCGGCTTGGTCTGCCATGACTAGTAACGGTGCCATTGCCTTTGCACCTGCTAATCCTTCTTGCTTAATGGTTTTCATCCCTGCTGATAGCTTGGCAAATCCTGTCAACATATTGGTACTATCGACACCCAGATAATAGGATTTTTGAATGACATCCATTAAAGCGGTCATGTCTTTGGCACTGGTCTTGGTAGCGTCCTGCATTTTGGCGGCAAACTCGGCGGCATCAGCAAAGGGCATTTTCATCACTACAGCAAGGTTAGCTGATGCTTCCCCTACCCCGCCTAAAATATCCTTGAAGCTAATACCCTGCTGTACCAGCTTTGCCATCATACCGCTAAACTCGGCGGTCGAACCTGGTAAGGATGTTCCAAGGCGTTCGGCTAAGGCGTTAATCTTTTCAAACTCGGGTGCGACTTTGCCTGTAGCGTCCATCATCGATACTTTAAGCCCCATCGCTGCGTCTTCAGCTTGGGCATACTCTTTAATTGGCAGAGCTAATGCCACTGCTCCACCGACTGCAACAGCGGTCGATGTGTTGCGGATATTTTGAAGTTTCTCCTGCTGCCTGTGGTAACGCTCTTGAATCTGCTGTACCTGCTCCATTCTGCGACGACGTTGTTCAAGTTCGGTATTGGTGCGGTTGATGGCTTGGGCTAATCGTTGTTCGTCAGCGGTAAGGTTGCTGGTATTCATCCCCAGTGCGTTCAGGCGGTCACGGGTCTGGGTTAGGGTTTGGTTTTGGCTTTGTAAGCGTTGGTTTAGTCGCTCGACCGTACGCTCGGCTTGTTGAAAGTTGCGAACCAAGGTCTGCGATGGATTGGCGGTGGCTTGCATTTGCTGGCGTAAGGTCGCCAAACGGGCATGGGCTTGGGAAAACTCAGTTTGGGTTTGTCGCACTGCAGCAGATTGCGAATGAAACGTACTGATAAGCCGCTGCTGATTTTGTAATGAACGCATTTCGCCGTTGGTCTGACGAAATGCTTGGGTTAACCTATCTGCCTGTGATGACATTGACTGCAGGGGGGCTGTCATACGGTCAATCAGTTCAACGGTTGCCTGTAGTGTTAGATTTGCCATGATTGCCTACTGTCAGTTATTCATCTGGGTTGTTACGGATACGGGCTTGTTCTCGCCACTCGGCTAGCTCATCGATGGTCATGTTGTACATGATATCGGGTTGCCAGCCGAATACTATGGCGATATCGGCGATACAATCTTCTACTCGGTTGGGGTAGCGTCGCTCTCTGCTGCCTTGGCTGTGAACTTCGCTTTGGTAAAAAAATCCGCGACTTCCAAGCCGATGTCCATCAGGTCGGCGGCATCCATTTGCTTGACATCATTGGCATGAATAACGGGTGTGGTGATGCGTGGCAGTAAGGTGGATAATGCGTCAACCTTTGCCATCGATACATCGATAAGGGTAAGACCACGTAAGTCACCGCCCAATGGACGGCGTAAGGTGATTTCGGTAATCTCGGTGTCACCACGTTTAATTGGGCTATCTAGGGTAATGGTTTTGAAGGCTTCTTTTGTCATGATAAATTCCTAAAAAAATATAGGGAAAAAGGGCGTAAGGGATAGTACGCCCTAACGAGTTATACCGTGCTATATAAGCCCACGGCATTGCGGATGGCTTCGAGTTGGTCAGTACCATCAACGACACACTTCATGGCTAGGGCATCAACCTCAATCACGTCCTTGCCGTCCACTGATAAGCGATAGTAAGACAGCACGTATTTGAACGATTCTTCGGTATCATCGCCCAATTTTGCAGAGCCAGGATCGATTTCTTCGAGGCGTCCAAGACAATAGATATCCACGGCAATGACGCTGCAATCATCATCGCGCTGATAAGCTCCGCTAAATGACAATGGCACGGCAGCGATGCCAGGTTTGGCAAAGTCACGGTAAAGGTCAACTTCATGACCGCCACATTTGACAGTCATTTCCATTGGCTCTTGACCCAAATCCACTTTGACGCCCATATCCATACCACCTGCACGGTAGTCTTCTAGGATACGGGTAAGTTTTGGCAGCTCGATTTCGGGGATTTGTCCCTGATATAGCTTTTGTTTGCCATGACCTTTATAGAATAAAAAGTTCTTGAGTTTACGGGGTAACATGGGCGTGCTCCTAGGCTGCCATCATGACAAGGTCGGCAAAGTTGACCAGATAAGTGTCGGTGATGGTTTGATTTAAGTTAAGATTTTCTAGCACCGGTACAGGGGTAAAGTCATAATCTAGGTATAACTTGCCTTGCATCAGTAAGGTTTCGCTATTAAGTTCGGTGTTGTACCAACATTTTGCCCCAATCAAATAACCAAAATTTACCATCTCGGTCAGCTTGGCGTTAATCGCACGGATGATGTCTCGTACAGTAGTAGGGTTTAGTGGCTGGTCGATGAACTGAAAACTACCTTGGTTGATAGTCTCACGGATAAATTGTGACGTGCGAACGACAGGCTCAAACATATATTCAGGCTTATCACTGCAAGTATGGTTGCCCCAAAAGCGAAAGCCATTATGCTGAATGACGCTGGTTACGTCATGGGCGTTTAAAAACCCGACTTCAGTGTCTGGGTCAGTCAAGTCCCATGTACGTGGGTATTGAATGCCGTCAACCGTATCGATGGCGACGTTACTGATGGATTTGACAAAGCTATATGGATGGTGCTTGTCTAAGTTTGCCCGTAGGGCTAGGGCGGTGGCGATAATAGGGGTCATTTGGGCTCCTTGGTGTCAAACAAAAAACGGTTAGTAGTACCCATGCCGATTTTGACTAGCTGGGTTTTGGGTGGTAATTGGTGTAATACGTGCTCGGTGCCGTATCGCTCACGTTGATAGCGACAACAAAGTTGGTCATTGTTGATATACGCAAAAATCACATCAGAATTGGCGGTGTTAAAAGTGCGTTTATCATCTAACGACACACGTGGATTTTGTACATTTGGAAAGTCGGTGATGGTTTGAGATTGGCTAACGGTGTCGTACCAGTACAGTTTTGCAATACCACCTGATACATACGCCAATACAGGCCGCATATTTTGGTCAAAGGTTAAGTCAAGCTCGGTGATGTTGGGCGCTGCTAACAGCGTTTTTACCGTATCTTTTGGCAAGTCACTGCGCTGGATATAAATAGCCTTACTATCAGTCCATGCGCGCCATGTATGCGATACTAAGCCTTGACTGGTGTCAGATAATGCCACACCACCTAATTCCCAAGACTCAGTGAGTGCATAGGCTCTACTACGTGGCGACAGTAGGCTACCATTATCCGTTGACTCAACGGTTGCGAGGTCAGTGGCTTGTGGCAACATTACAACGCACCCTCATAGCGACCCCATGAAAACTCGATAGGGAGTGATAGGGTTTGGGTGTTGGTTTTGGTTATTGGGCTGTCATTAGCGACTGAGCCAAAGCGTATTTGCCACAACATATAGTGATAAGTCAGTCCTGATGCTAAGAATAAAGTTCTATTACCTTGGTTATGTAAACTAACAGGGGCTGTATATGTATAAGTACGTTTATAACTAGATTTTGTATAACTAGATGCCACCGGTGG